GTACTCGTGAAGCTATAAACTTCTTACAATCATTAAGAGATATGTTGGCGGGAAACTCTACGTCAAAAGTTAATATCACTACAAAGTGGGACGGCGCTCCTGCAATATTTGTTGGTATTAATCCAGAGAACAAAAAGTTTTTTGTTGGAACAAAGAGTGTCTTTACAAAGAACGCTAAACTAAATTATACAAATGCAGATATAGATAAAAATCATCCTGCTGAAGGTCTCAATAAGAAACTAAAAACATCATTAAGATATTTACCAAAACTTGGTATCAAAGGCATCTTACAAGGTGATATGATGTTTACTAAAGGTGATATAAGAACTGAATCAATTTCAGGCGAAAAGTTTATTACATTTACACCAAATACTATTACATATGCAGTACCAGCTGATTCAAAATTAGCCAGTAGTATGAGAGCTGCTCATGTAGGAATTGTATTTCATACCTCATATGCAGGTCAAACAATGGAACAAATGAAAGCAAGTTTCAATATAGATATTAAAAATTTAAGTACAACTAAAGATGTTTGGTTTCGTGATGCAGACTTTACTGATACATCTGGTACAGCTACATTTACAATACAAGAAACTAAAGCAATCACTAGAATATTGTCTGATGTTGGTCAATTGTTTAGACAGGCAAGTCCATCAGTAATGAATAGAATTAAAGACAATTCAGTGATAAGACAATACATTAAAGTATTCAATAATAAAAAAGTTAGAGAAGGCCAAACAATTCGAGATACAATGCAACATACTAGACAACTCATTCTCGATGTTGAAAAACAAATGAATGCTGAGATATTAGAAGCTAAACGAGCAGAAACAAAAAGAAATCGCCAGTTAAAGAAATCTGAAGTGATGCGATTCTTCCGTAATAATGCAGTTGAACTAAAAAGAATATTCGATATACAAAATGGAGTTACTGAGGCTAAACTGATGATAATTAATAAACTACAATCAGTAGACCAAGTAGCGAGAACATTTATTAAAACAGATTCAGGTTATAGAATAACTGCACCAGAAGGTTTCGTTGCAGTTGACCACTTAAAAGGTAATGCAGTTAAATTAGTAGATAGATTAGAGTTTAGTCAATCTAATTTTAATGCTGCCAAAAATTGGAGTAAATAAAGATGGCATATGATATTAATGCAATTATAGCAGAATATGGAGACGATGATTTCGGCTTCAGTTCAGTGTTTGATACTGTATCTGAAAAAGATTACAAAAAAGTAATTGAAGATGTAGCTACACAATCACAAAGAGAAAAGAATTCAACAGTCGAGGAATATGAAGAGAAGTTAGCAGACCTAGAGAAACTAGTATTACCATTCTTTAGCAAACTACTTAAAACTGCCGATAAAGAATACATATATTGGCCAAAACGTAAAGAATCAGTTGAGCAACAAATCCAAAAAATACTTACATTGACACGAGGATAGTTTGTTGCTAAAATTTGACGCCTTCTTAACAGAAAACTTACTTGCAGAGAAAACTGAGGCTTTAGGTGGACTGACTATATTTGATATAGATGATACTCTATTTGAAACTACAGCTAATGTCTTAGTCAGAAAAGGTAAGAAATTAGTAAAAAGATTAGAGACTGGCACCTATTCTAAATATAAATTAAAAGCTGGTGAGTCATTTGATTTCTCTGAAATGAAAGATGCAGAGAAGTTTAATAAAGAATCTAGACCAATTAAAAGAATGATGGCAAAAGCCAAGATTATTCTTAAGAATTCTTTAGCTACACCAAAGAGTAAAGTTATCATTGTAACTGCTAGACAAGATATGAATAATAAAAAAGTGTTCTTAGATACTTTTAGAAAACATGGTTTTAATATTGATAAAGTTCGTGTTGAAAGAGCTGGCAAATTAAAAGGCGTAGCAACAACAAGAGCAAAAGCAATTATCATATATAATTATTTAAAGACTGGTCAGTTCAGTCGTGTAAGATTGTTTGATGATAGTTTACCTAATCTAAGTGAGTTCTTAAAATTACAAAGAATGTTTCCAGAGATTAAGTTTGAAGCTTGGCTTGCTAATAAAGATGGTACAGTAAAAACAATTAAAGAAGAGTATGGCGCTGGCGAAATAGGTACTACGGAGTTGGTGAATAAATACAAGAAAGATACACCTTACTCTACTTCTAAAGGAAGTTTTAAAACATGGAAGAAGATAGCAAAAGGTGTAAACAGAGGTAAAGACGGACGAACAGTTCAAGATGCTGGTTCAGGTCATAATCCAAATGGGTTTGGCAGTCTGTAAAAATGAAGTTTTAATATTTATTATATAAGGAAATTTATATGAAAGACATGGTGATTGGTTGTATTACAGGATACAATTTTGAGAAAATCAAACCTTGGGTCAATTCTTTAGACCGTTCTGGTTTTACTGGAACAAAAGCTATGATTTGCTACAACATAGATTATAAAACAGTTGATGAATTAGTCAAAAGAGATTATTCAATTCTCGCATTTGGCAAAGACGAAGAAAAAGAAACATTCAAATACCCTAAAGAAGAATTTCAGATTGTTGTAGAACGATTCTTGCATCTATGGTATTTACTCAAACGAATGAAAGGTCAATATAATCGAATCATCACAACTGATGTTAAAGATGTTATCTTTCAAACTAATCCATCAATTTGGTTAGATGAGAACCTTGGTGATAAAGAAATCAATGTTGCTTGTGAATCTATTGCATATAAAGATGAGCAGTGGGGAACAAATAATCTAATGAAATCTTTTGGTCCATTAGTACATGAAGAATGTGTTAATAATCCTATATACAATGCAGGTACAATCTCTGGCAAATTCGATACTATGGTTGATTTGTTTTTGAATATATACATGTTATCAAATAGTACTAATCATAATATAGAAGGCGGTGGTGGTCCAGACCAAGCTGCACTAAATGTATTATTACAAATGAAGACATATCAAGATATTACAAATTTTGCAAATAGTGAGGATGGTTGGGCTGCACAATTAGGCACAACAGGACCACAAATAGCAAAAGAATATGGCGATAAACTTCTTGAACAATCTCCTATTATGAAAGATGGAATGGTTTGTACCTCAGAGGGAAAACCTTTTGCATTAGTACATCAATATGACAGAGTACCAGAATGGAAAGAATCTATTGAGAGGAAATTTAAAGATGGCAAATAAACAATTTATTTTACCACCACACTTAGGTGGACATTATGATTTCACCTCGATGTTAAAACCAACCTTAGATTTAATTAAACAAAAATATGATATAAAGTCTATGATTGATATTGGATGTGGACCAGGCGGAATGGTTGAGTACGCAAACCATATTGGAATATATTCTATTGGTGTTGATGGTGATGAGACAATCAAAAATAATAAAGAGTATATACACATACATGATTATACTTTAGGTGAATATAACTCTACTGAATCATTTGATTTGGCATATTCAACTGAATTTTTAGAACATGTAGAAGAAAAATACATCAAAAACTTTATATCAACCTTTAAGCAAGCAAAATATATCTGGTGTACGGCTGCAGTTCCTGGTCAGCCAGGACATCATCATGTAAATTGTAAACCGAAAGATTATTGGATTGATAGATTTAATGAATATGGCCTAGAATATAAAAAAGATATATCAGATGAAATATCTAAAACTAGTGATGCGGACTTGGTTGCTAAGAATAGTATGTTTTTTATTAACCATGACATGGCCGCAAAAGAATTTTTCAAGAGTAATGATTATAAGACACCATTCACAATAACAGATGAACTTATTGAAACTAATACAAATTTATTTATTGCAAAAGGTGGAAGCTACAAATGAACAAAATGAAACAGCCTAAACCAGGTGCAGAAACATTCATAAATTCTAAGAATGTAATAGTTGTTCCAGTAGGAATACCACTAAACTATCATGAGAATTATGATAAAGATAATCATTGGCGTTCTACAAAAGGAGAAGAAAGAGACTATTCAGTTGTAGCTTATAGTTACAATGATTGTCCGGTTGAAGATGATAGTTATGATATAATCCAAAAAGACACAGGATTTAAGTGGGAGATGGTAAAACATTTTCTTGAGACTTATGATTATCGTGACTATGAATATATTGGTTTTTGGGACGATGACTTAGTTACTGACATTAAAAATGTGAATCGTGGTTTAGAGATTGCTAAAGAAGAAAATATTAAAATATTTCAGTTATCTACAATGCATGGTTCAGAGTGTAGTCACAATATACTTCATCAAGATACTTCAATGAAATATAGTTTAACTAATTTTAATGAAGGCATGGCAGTGTTTATTCATTCATCACTGATACCTAAAATATTAAAGTTTATGGAATATCATGACGTAAAAAGTGGATATGGATTTGATTGGATATTATCCTCAATCACTAAAGAAAAATGTGGTGTAATACATGCAGCTTCAATGTATCATCCAGGTAGACACACAACCTATGATGTTACAGATGCAAATAAAGAAATGGCACATATATTCTCTGATGTTTATCCTAAATTCATGAAAGAAGTTTATGATGAAGATATTAAGAGTTTTGTACCAGAATATAAATTACATGAAGTTACACTTAGAGAATCTGATGAATTAAGGATTGATTGATTTGACACAAACAATAAAATTTGTAAAGAAAAAATCAGATAATGATGCTCAAATTAAAGGGCGAAGCTATTCTAGTAATACAAGCAAATTACTAAAACATATGGATAGATTGGTCGACTTACAACAAGGTAAGAAACCTAAACCAATAATGATTCACATGTCACCATGTAATCCTTGTAATCTCACATGTTCATTCTGTTGTTTTGCCAATAGAGCAATGAAAGAAATGCTTACAGTTGACCAGATGAAGTCTGCGATTGACCAATTTCACGCTCTTGGTGCAGAGGGATTAGAATTTACTGGCGGAGGTGAACCGACTCTTCATCCAAAATTAGATGAAGTAGTGGAATACGCTTACAACAAAGGTATGAAGATTGGTATATGCACAAATGGTTCTTTACTTAAAAAGATAAAGACTTGGCATATGTTTTCATGGGTAAGATTGGGCATGTATGCATGGGACGAAGAAAAACCTTATGAATATAATCTTGAAGTTTTTGATGGTCTTGATGATGTCGAGATTTCAGCTGCCTATGTTTGGGACGGAGCAATGGAGACATCAACTAATCCAAATGTAACTGGTGAATGGTCCGATGATAAAGCAAGAAGACTAAAATCAAATGATTATAAAGAAGAGAACTTCTTAAAGATGTTAATGTGGGTAGAAGAAAATAAAATACCGACTAGAATAGCTTTCAATGCTATCAAAGCAACAAAGATTGTAGAACAAGACATTGAAAAAATAAGAAGTCTAATAAAAGTCCACGAAAAAGAATTTGGTAAATTGCAATACGCTTTCTTATCGGATTTCAACTTCAAAGGCGAGAGAAGAAATAGTAATTGTTATATGCACGGTGTTAAACCATTTGTATTCACTGATGGAAATGTTTATGTTTGTCCATCAGCAGAATTAGCACCAGAAAATCTATATCGTGTGAATGATGAATTTAAACTATGTGATATTGAAGGTATTACAGAGTTCTATAACACACAAGAAGGTGTAGATAACTTTACAAGACAACACGATTGTTCATACTGTAAGTATGCAATGCAAAATGAATTAATAGATGATGTTTTAATGCCAACACGACACAATGAATTTGCTTAAAGGATATTATGAGTTATATTGATAAGACACAAAAATATGAAGTTTTTAATGAAGATTACTATGAAGATGGAGTCCGTAAGAGAGTTAGTGCTTATGAACAATATCGTTGGATGCCAGAAAGAAGTATTCGTGAAGCCTCATCTATTATAAACAACATTGAATTTAAAAATGTATTAGATTTTGGTTGTGCTAAAGGATTTATGGTTCATGCCTTAAGATTATTAGGTAAAGAAGCATTTGGTGTCGATGTATCTGAATATGCAGTTGAAAAGTGCCACCCAAAAGTTAAAGATTATGTATCTAAAATTGAAGCAGTAGAAGATATCAAAGGTGGTTGGGACTTAATCATTGCTAAAGATGTATTAGAACATATACCAAAAGATGAAATACTATCTGTATTAAAATCATTAAGAGCTAGATGCAAATCTATATTTGTTGCAGTTCCTTTAGGTGATGGCGAGAGATATCGTATTCGTGAGTATGAAATGGATATCACACATGTTACTAGAGAATCAGAAGAATGGTGGTTAACCACTATCGTAGAAGCT